ACCTCGCCCTGGTCGAGTAGCTCTTGCACGCGGCGATAGTCGGCCAGGCCGATCTCCGGGTGGCGCTCGATATGCGTGGCAAGGCTGGTTTGCGACAACAGCACCGTGGGTGAATCCGCGCCCAATATCTCGCGCTCGACTGGCGGCACCACAGCAATCGGGAACTCGCCCTGCACCTCGCCGGCGAAGAATCGGGCGAACAGGTCGCTATCGACCAGGTCCGCGACGTTGAGCCTGGCCACGTTGGCTTCGACGGTGTCCAGCCGGTTGAGCCTGGCCGCGACAGCGGTCTCGGCCGCGCTCTTGCCGGGGGCGTAGTCCCAGCCCGGTTGCACGCCCTTTGGCACTTCGGTGACTTCACCGGTGCGGTCGTTGACGTGCTCGACCGTGCCGTCGTTGGGGGCGGTGTCCGGCACGCTTCGACCACTGCGCTCCAACTGCCGCCGGCTCATCGTCTCCACGCCGCAGTTGCAGCCCCAGCCGTTGGGCGGCCAATGGATGTGAAACCATGGATCGCCAGCAGGCAGCACCAGGCCATCCCAGCGTTGATGCTGAATGCGGGGGTTCTCGATCGTGTTGTGAACATAGCGCCAGTAGGGTCTCGCGCGAACCACGTCCGGGTCAGTCATCTGCTGCCAGCGGCCGGCCATGTAAGACGTGTCCATGTTGGTCTTGTAGATGACACGAGTACGCCAGGCGGTGCCGGCTTTCGAACCCTCGCCGGTCCAGCCCGTCCAGCCACGCTTGGCGACGATATTCCGGAACTGGCTGCGGAACTCGCCCAGGCTCTGGCCGTTGCTGATCGCGTCATCGACAGCACCGCGAAGATCCGCGAGCAGATCCGCCTTGGTCGCTCCGGCAACGACGAACGCCTTGTCATGCTCGTCCCGCCACAAATCATCCCAGCGCTTGCTCGGCACGTTCTGCTTCTGGCGGAAATACGCGACTTGCTCGTCGAACGGTCGCCGAAACATGCCCTTAACCGTTGGCATCGTCTGCCTCATCGCTCGCCGTCGAACGCCCGGCGAGGTTGGCGGCCAGGAACGCCTGGCCCATCACCTCGGCCAGCTGCGCCTCGTCCAGATCGCTGAACGAGTCTAGGAGACTAGACTGGAGCTGCTCGAAGGAGTCGGCCTCGCCGACGAGCCGCTGGATCTGATCAATCCATCCATCGATGACTGGCTGCGTCTCACGCCCGAGCACGTTGGAAGCCGGCTCGCGGTAGTGCTCTGGCTGGGCGGGTGTTACCGGCGCGGGCGCTTCGCGCAGCGCGGCAAGCCCTGGCGGTCGCCCGGTCTTCAGCATCGCCTGACCTGGTGATTGAGCGAATGGCTGAGGCTGGACGCGGGGCGTTAGAATCTCGTCCTGCTCGGTCGCTTCGGGAATGCCGGTCTTTTCGTGCAGCCACCACAGCGGAATCTTCGCGCCCATGTTGACCAGCGTTGGCAGCGTGGTGGCCAGCGTCTGATAGTCCTCGGTCTCGCCCATATCGAGTACGAACTTGGGCGCGCGGCGGCGGTTGTCGATGTTGAAGTTAAGGGCTGCCAACGGCCACAGGATGTCGCGTTGGATCGTACCGCCGTACTGGCGGATGTCGGAGCGGATCAGGCTGGCCTGGCCACGTTCGTGGACGTTGCCCAGGGCGTTAGTGTTCGTCCCTTCGCCGGTACCGCTGGTCAGCGTGCCGCCGAGAATCGCCTTGGCCTTCGCGGCCTCACACCAGTTCATCATCGCCAGGAACATATCGGCGCGACCCTGGGCGGCTTCCATGAATTCGATCGCCATGCCTTCGGGGATGATGCCAGCGGCGTCTTTACCCAGCGAGACCACAGCTCGCAGCAGCGTGGCTTTTTCCTTTGCTGTGGCGTTCTTCGGGTACTTGCCGACTCGCGCCGGCATACCGTAGATCTCGAGTAGCTGCGCTAGGTCGCCCAGGGCGTAGTTCTGAAACAGATAAGGCCACACCAGCATACGCCCTAAGCCCATGCGAGCCACGTAGCCGGGCTTGGCGCGGTGGCGGTGCTGGACCCAGCCCAGCGCCCACAGGTCCGCACCGTTGGCCGAGTGGTCACGCAGGGTGATGCGGTTCTGATCTTCCTGGTGTAGCCGGAACCAGGTGTGCGGTCTCAGCTGCGGCTGCTCGATAAAGCGCTGTGCACCTTCCCGCGACCAGTTCAGTTCGAGATTCGCCCAGCCGTGGCCGATGCCGGTACCCAGGTCGAGGATCAGATCCTCGATCTCCAGCCCATCGAAGACCTCGGCGCAGAAATCCGTCGCACGCTTCTCGGCGGCGCTGGCGTTATCCGGGGCGACGATCTGCCATTCGAGCTCGGCTGAGAGCTGACGGCGCTTGCCCAGGTCGGCGCCGATCTGAGCATCTTTCTCTTCCATGTCATCGAATAGCTCGCTTTGAGCTTTCAGGTCACCCTGTTCGGCCGCTTCAAGAATGGTGTGCAGCTTCGACGGCGTCAGCCCCTTGGAGGGATGTTCGGCGAACTCGCGCTTCAACTGCCCGATGCGTGCGTCGTCTGTCTGCTGTTCGTCCAGCGCCTGGGACTGTTCATCGCGTCCGGTGCCAAACAGGCTGCGTAGTTTCTGAGTCAGGCTCACCAGCCGCCTCCTAATCCGTCGTGTAAGTCGCCGATGTCATCATCGTCAGCCCAACTCGAGCTGCCCGGTTTGGGTACGGCGATAAAGTCGATCTCGGTGGCATCCATCAAGCTGGCGTAATAGGCCAATGCCAGCGCGATCGCGGCGTCGCCATGGCGCGTCTTGTCGGCGCCGGTCTTGCCGTCCGGCAGTTTGGGGATGCCCTTGATGACCTGGATGGCACGCAGGTCATCGGCGACATCGCGGTCGCGCGGGATCGCGATCTCGTCGTCTTCAAATGCGGCTTTGAACTTGGGCATGGCATCCAGGTACCAGCCCTGGGAGAGCATGACCGCCTCGATCCGACCGCTGCCGTACTGATCGACAGCCTGCTCGGCGAGGTACTGGCCGTTACCGCGAGCGTCCAGCGCGCCGGCCTGAAGGCGCGGCAACCGATCGACGATGTAGAACAGCACCTGTTCCTGCTGCTTGAACGGTACGTTGCGCAGCTCGACCAGAAACGGCACCAGGCGTTTGAGCCGCTGGTCGATCGCCATGGGCGCGATGACGGTCAAATCGCCCGAGCGCGCAAAATCCTCGCCGAAGCAGTGGGTATGGGTCGGGTCGAGTTTCATCAGCGGCGGCAGCAATTGTTCCCGGCACCACTGCTCCATCTCGACCGCGCGGAGGGTTTCCGGTAGCGCATTGAACGTCGCCGAGCCTTCGAAGCGGATTACCGGGGCGTCGATCATGCGGGCTTCGATCAGAGCGCGGGAAAGGTAAGCACCGCCGCCGGATTTGGGGACGCAGTAGTACTCCTCGAGCGCGTCTTCACGCGTCGCAGTATCGGCCAGCAGATTATGCTTCCACTGGTCCTCGGCGGCCTGGCTCCATGGCTTGCCGCGAACTCGGCAGATGCGCTGGTAAAGCCCCTGATCGCAGGCGTCATCGAGCGTGATGCGATGCACCGAGTAGCGCTTCTTGCCGGCGCGGCTGTCTTGGATCATCTCGTTGAACAGGTTCTCGACGCCGTTGTGGGTCGAGATCAAACGCACTTTGGCGCCCCACATGGTAAGGGCCAGCGCTGCCTTGAGCACTTCGGCGAGCTGCTCGTGGAAGGCGGCCTCGTCGATGGTGACGTTGCCCTGGCGGCCACGCAGGTTGGAAGGCCGCGAGCTGAGCGCCTGGATCTTGAAGCCGCTGGCAAAGCGGATGTTGAAGGTGAGGATGTCTTTGTCCTCATCCTTGATGATCTCTTCCTCGATCGCGCTGGCCGTCTTGTTGAAGGCCTTGGCCCACATGGCGGCCGCGTCGATGAACTCGATCGCCATCTCGCGGTTCGAACCCACGTAGAAGTGGTTGGTACCGCCGGCAGTCTTGGCGGCGCTGGCACTCAGTACGGCATCCGCCGCTTCGCCCCAGGTGATACCGGTTCGGCGCGACTTCTCCGCGATCTTGAGATCGGACTCATCCTCGATCCACGTCTGCTGATACGGCAGCAGCACCGACTTGGGCATGTCTGATTCGACGGTCGCCATCAGACGATCCCCAAAATGTCGCGTTTGATCGCGTCGATGCGTTCCTGGCTCATGCCCTGACTGGCCATGGCACCTTCGGCAGCAGCGGCGGCTTCGGCGGCGACTTCCACGCGCAATTCCCGCGCCCACTTCTTTTGGCTCAGGCTGACGCGGCCGATATCGGCCAGCGCCTTGGTCACACTGCCGAGCTGTTTCGCGGCCTTGGCCGGATCTTCCTCGGCCTTGCGCATGGCGATCGAGATTCGCAGCAGCTGGTCCTGAACGATGCGGGCGGTGGCATCCAGTAGCGCGCCGGATTCGTCTTCTTGCTCGGCGGTCAGCGCACGGGCCAACTCGGTCGTCTTGCGCACATCGCCCATCGCCTCTTCGAACTCCTGCTGGAGGTCGGAGCCATAGCGGGCAACGCTCGAGCGCGAGATCTTGTAGCCGTTGGATTCGAGCCATTCGGCCAGGCCGGTGTAGTCTTGGAAGCCGCTGGAAACGAGCCGTTCATTCAGCTTGTCGCGGATCTCCGGCGGCAGCTCATAGACCTTGGAGCGCGGTGGCATCTGATCAGGCCTCCGGCAGCGGCTTGGCGACGCCGGGCACATTGGCGAGGCCCGTCGCGGCATCGTGGCCACGGGCCGTCAGCGTCACGATCATGCCGGCTCGGGGTGATTGGGTGATCACCAGCTGTTGCTCCTCGAGCCAGGCCAGGTCGCCATGCAAGCGGTCCCGACTGACGCGGTGGGCGTAGGCACCGACTAGCTCATCGTTGAGCGAATATTCATTGGTGGTGTACTGGTTACGCCGCGCGAGGATACGCAGGATCGCCAGCCGCCGCCCCTCGGTCTCGTAGTCCTGGAATGTCATCAGCTCCCCCGATTATTGAACATGTATGTGTGGATGCGATCGGTAAGCTGCCCTTGGGCGCGTTGTGTCGCTTCCATGCGAGCCAGCAACTGATTCGTTTTCGCCTGTTCGGCGCGCATTTGGTCGATGTCGTCGCGACTCGGCAGCGAGTGAACCTGGTGTTCGAGCGTGGTCATGTGCTTCTCGACCTCATCGATGCGGGCGTCCACCCGTTGGATTGCCGCCTCGCTCGCCCGCGTCCGGTTGATCCACCAGATGCCGGCGGAAAACAGCAATACCGACATCGCCTGCAGGAAGTCCCAGGCGACACGGATGGCGTCCCAGTTCAGTGGTCCCATCGTTTCCTCTGCGTCACGCGTTATGGTTCGTTGGGAGCCAGTGCCCGCGCTTGACACTCGCGGCTCCGTTCATCCACTCGGGCCAGTCTCAGCCAGCCTCGTGAGCCCCAGCGATGCAGTGCGGTGAGATACCTGCCGACATCGCGTTGGGAATAGTCGCCGACCGGCTTGGCCGGTTCGGCTTCGGATTCGGTCATGCCCGCCGGGATCGCGCAGATCACCACCGGTGGTTCGTTATCGATCACCGGCGGTGGCGTCGGCGTAGGGACGTTCTCGCAAGCAGTGAGCAGTGCCACGGTGATGATGGCCACGATCACTCGTGCAATCTCCGCTCGTCGCCCCTCGAGCAGGTCGCACGCATAGACGAGTGCGATACCGGCCAGCGCGATGGCGAGCCTCATGGCAGATCCTCGATCGCCTGGCGCAGTACCGGCGCCACCGGAGCATCGTCGCTCTCGGTCGCCTGGCGGATGCGCTCGACCGAGGGCCGGTAACGCTCGTCGAGAGCGTCGAGATCCGACTTCAATTCGCGGGTGGCGGTCTCGCCGGCGGCGCGTTCACGGCGCTCCATCGTGAGTTCGCGAGTGCGTTGGAAGGCGGTGTTCATCCAGGCGTCACGGTCACGCTCGGTCTTTTTCGTAGCCTGTTTGGCATCGGCGAGGTCGTCGCGCAGGTCATCGACGGCGTTCAAATGCCACCAGATCCCGCCAGAAAGCGATCCGACGATTGCCAGCGCGAGCCAGGCTTTGAACGGCACTGCCTTGAGCAGCCCGCCGATGCGGATCAAAGGTGATAGCACGGTGATCTCCCGCCCCAGACGCTGGCGTACTGCGGCGTGTAGCGCAGCAGGATGCGATCGACGTAGTCGCGGTTCTCTCGCTGCGCCCAGTCTGCTCGGTGGGTGTGCTCGGCAACGTGATCCCACCATTGGCTGTCGTCATCGCCAGCATTGCGCGCCAGGCGCCGGTCACGATTGACCCAGCCAAGCCCGCCGTTATAGGCGCTCAAGGTCATCGCCCAGTGGTGGCATGCATCGGCAGTGCCAGAGATACGCTGCCAGTGCCAGCGGTTGTACCGTGCCATGGCTCGCATCGCCCAACCGGGCGAATACGGCGCGGCCGGGCCGAGTGAGTCGGGATAGATCTCAGCGATCCAGGCGGACGTGCTGGGCATGAACTGTGCAAGCCCCTGCGCACCGACGGGGCTATCGACACCCGGCCGCCATCCGCTTTCCTGCTGGATCTGCGCGGCATGCACGGCGACGGAGCCATCCAGCCCCCAGGTCTGTTGGACAATGCGCGTCAGCTCGCGCTGATAGCGCTCGGCGTTGGCCGGCGGCTGCCAAGCCATTGCGGGCTGACAGCCGGCCAGCAGCGTCAGAGTGATGAGCAGGACGAGGCGATTCATGCCTCGTCCCCGTAGCGCTCCAGCAACGCGTCGGTGTGTCTCTGATAGCGGCGTAGCAACGCATAGAGCTGGGCACGTTCGGCAACGTCATCCACGGCCAGTGACTGCAGCTTTCCAATGGCGATTTCGGCGAGCCCGGTCATGATCGACCAGCCCTCAGCGGCTAAGTCGGCATCGCCAGTTGTGCCAGTCGGCGTCGTTTCAGATTCAACAAGTGGCGGCGGTGATGGTTCACTTTCATTGCCGCCACTCGAAACTGAGCCAGCCGATGTTAGCGGTGTGTCATGCAGCTCGCGTAGGCCTGTGGCCGTCACTATCAACCCGTTACCGCGCACGCGGTCTTCTACCGTTTCGAGGTGTCCGGTGCGTAGCAGCTCGGCGATACGCCGATCGATCTGATCGCGTCCGGGGTTGGAAGCGACATTGAGCGCCACCGCTACCAGACCGAAGGGGCAAGGGCCGCGACGCTCTGTCGACTCGGAACGGATCGCCGCCAGGATCTTGCGATGCTGGCTGTTCATCACACGCCCAGCCCGACGGCGATGGCAACGGCGGCCATCAGCAGCGCGCGGCGCAGCATCATGAGTGCCAGGGCGTAGAGGTTGTGTGTGCCGCTGGCGGTGAAAGATCCGGGTCGGGCGTACCAGAACACCCAGCGGTCGAGCCAGTAAGCCAGATAGATCGCCCAGAACACCTTGGTCAGCGACCACAGCAGCAGCCCCACCTGCTGCGGGTAGGCGATCCCCACGGCGGCGGTGGTCAGAATGGCAAGCAGCAGGCACGGCCATAGCCGCGTGGCGCCTTTGAGCTTGGTGATGAAAGTGTCGAGCAGGGTCTGGAACACGGTGCCGTCTCCGTCAGTATCGGTTCAGAATCGATGCGCGTAGCGTGAGTTCTGACGTTACCGGCGGGGGGCGTTGAGGCGGGATTTAAGCGGTTTACGAAAAACGCCCACCGGGTGGTGGGCGTTGATCAAAGACTGTCTGTTGGCATTATCGCTGGTGAGCGGTCTGTGTAAAGCGCGTCACATCTCGGACTTGATCCGGCTCAGATTGCCGTTAGCCGGGTTGTAATACCAGCGGCTCGATGTGTTGGCCTGCTCGCTACAGTAGATGAAGTAGAAGTCATCGCCGGTCACTCTCGAGAATCCGCCTTGCTCGCGCATAGCGTCGGGTTGGCACTGATCCTTGGCACTAAGATCTCTGATTGCCAACGCGAACTCGTTTTTGTAGGTGCCGGCGTCCTGCGATAGCTCTGCGATCGCCAGTGACTCCTCCATGCCGATAGGATCTTTGCTGCAACCCGTGAGCGCTAGACAGATCGCTGTCGAAACAGAGAGGAGTCTGATGTGTGTCATGGTTGGCTCCTCACCAGTTGCAGGCTTCGCGAAGTGGTTTTATGGCTTCTTTGAGCCCCGTAATTGGAAACTGTGCCGTAATCGGGGACTCACTAAACGGGGTAGCTCTGACCGTTAGCATGTCGTGCCCAAACATGCTTTCCAGGAACGGGATAGAACTTCCGCCTCTCCAAAGCCCCAGCGCCTTGTTGTCTGTCGAGCTGTCCATGCTGATCGTTCGGGCCGTCAAGTCGTCGATACGAGTCGTGACCTGACCGTAAGACTGAATATCGGTCATGTGATTGCCGGCGAAGATAAGATACATCGACGTGGTGTTCTCGGAGCAGCGGGTAATTAGAGTCGCGGTTTTCGGACGACCAAACATACTTCTTACCGGCTCCGTCGAGTCAGTCATCAACACCACGGTTTTGGAATCGTCGATTGGCGAAGTCGAGACATTTACACTCCACGCGGATTCCTGGGATGTTGCCGTCGCGGGGCGGTATTCAGCGTCGTAGCACGCTAGGCGGCGTTGATTATCGCTGATGCCAGCGCATTCTTCGTTCGCGTTAGCGGCGCTGGATAGGGCCATGGCGGTAAGAGCCATAATGGTCGTTACTGTTTTCATTCTTCGTTCCCTTGCATCTTTTTATTAAAACAGCGCCGGCTGCAGCCGATCGCGGGCCAGTTTTCGTTGTTCGGCGAGGATCGAGTAAATCTGAACCTCTGTAAGCCGATGCTCACGAGCCAGCTCGTTGACGTTGGCACCGTTGTGACACTCGAAGATCTCGCGATCTCGCAGCGCGATCTCCAGCCTTTCGCCCTTGGGCAGATAGAACGAGTGCCCGCCATGGAAGTGTGCCAAGGCGCGCACCGCTCGAAAAGCTCGTGCTCGCGCTGTCTCGTCGTCATCGCCATGGCGCCGGTAGACGTCTTCGATGACAACCAGAATATCGGTCAGCCCCTGCGGCCACTTCTTGAGGATCTCGGGGTCGGTCATTCGTTCCAGGGCGTCATCCGGCACGTCCGGGAACATATCGAGGTTATCGGCCATTGCGTATCCCTCCTATACCGGTTTCTGCCATCAATCGTTGTAAGCGATCTCTGTTTTCTTGGCGCTGTGATTCGCTCATCTGGGGTCTACCGAGACGCGGGCGCTGCCGGCGCTCCGGCATCGCCTCGATCAACGTGCGCGGCGCCGGCCAGCGTGTAACGCTACCGGCCAGGCGTTGGAAGGCGGTGCGCAGGCGGTTCGTGTCCTGCTCGGCATCCCAGCCAATCGGCTTAGCCCACAACGTGTCGACCCAGGCTTGCTGGGTGTAGGCGATGTCGTCTTCCCACGGTGCGTTCTGAAGACGAAGCACCACCAGCCGAGCGAGGCCCTGGGCGATCTCATCGCGGAACCATTGCGCCGGCTGACTCATACCGGGCTTGGTCATGACTGCCTCCCGGCGTCCAGTGCCGCCAGGGCGCGGGCGACGCCTTTGGCCGGCCGGCATTTGTTATCTTCCGGCAGCGCGGCGCGGGCCTCGACTCGTGCGCCCATGCTCTCGACGACGCGCTTCAGGTAGTTGTGGTTCTTGAGCGGCCGGGTGTCTTCGCCGCTGTCACGCTTGGCCCGGATGGCTTCGACCGTATCCGAGAGCGCTGCGCCGACGAGTCCGGTATCCGGTGCCAGTGCCAGCGCATCACGGGCCAACCTGAGCTGGCGTTCGTAAGCGGTACTACGCGTCTTGCCCCGGAACAGCCCGAGATAGGCGACGAGCGGCCGCGACACGTCACGCGGCAGGTCCGCGAGGATGCTCATCAACTCGCGCAGCGACTCATCCTCAACCATCTGCTCGAGTGTGAACTGGGTATGGCATGCTGGGCAGCGAACGTCGGTCATTTGCCTCTCCGTTTCGCGTCGATCACCAGGCCCTGCATCAACCTGATCAACTGGTCGTCGTCCAGCCAGTCGACACGCTCGACGCTGAACATGCGCTGCGCCATGCCATCGGCGTAGGCCCAAGGGCGTCCAGAATCAGCCAGCAACGCTTCGACCTTGCTCATGACCGAGGCGCGAGTGCGCGGCGGGCGGGGTGCCTTGCGACCGGCGCGTTTCGCCGAAGTCGGTTTCCAGCCCAGCCTTTGGAACTCATTGATCACCGTGCCGACATTGCGATTCGTGAGCTCTTTGGCACTACGGACACCAGCGACTCGGCCGAGCAGTGCTCGGTATTCGTCATCGCCCAGACCGAGCTGCGCCTTGGCGATATGGATCTGGGCGAGCTTGCTGCGGTGGATCATATTATTTCCTTTCGGCTGCTCATCAGTGCCGGGCCACCACGCCCGACAGACGCCTCGGATCGAGCCGAGGCGTTTCGCTCAGTGGGTCGTTTCGTTCTTCTTCATCTCGTTCATGGCCTTCTCGCTGTAATCGATCATGGCTTCGTGGATGGCGGTAACGCCGACCAGAGTGAGCGCCTGAATGTTGGTCAGGTTGCGTGGGTCGCCGACTTCGAATCCGGCATCGACCGAGACGCCTCCGTGCTCGTTCTCGCAGATCCGGATTGTGCAGGGTGCGCCGTGGCTGCCTTTGTGTTGCTGGCTCATGCTTCGCTTCCTCGATGGGTGACGTGGTAGCGGTACTGCACGCCGGCGGCGACATCTCGATCGCGGAGGTAGTCGGTGCGGACGGTGATTTTTTCGCCGTAAACACGCCGGGCTAGGCTGAGTGCGGCGTCGCGATGGTTCGTAGCGGCTGAGCGCTGGCCACGAAGTGTGGCGACGAAGCCGCCCATGGCTGGCCGAACGCGGATGGTGGCTGTATTCATTCAGACCCCCGCAATGTCGAGTGAGATGGGGCGGTACTGGTCGCTATCGCCGATCCGCTCGTAGAGCCGGATGTAGCTCTTGGAGCCAGTCACCTGGACCGCATCGCTGATCGCGTCCATGGCCTTGAGCCAGCGTTTGTCGTCGATGTCGAGCCGGCGCAGCCCCAGCACCTGGCCGGTGCGGATGTTGCCGGCCTGATCCACGCGGAACGCGTCCTGAACGATCGTCGCTATCTCCGGCCGGGCATCGGCGGTCCACTCGCGAAGGCACTCGTCGATCAGTGCCTTCGCAGCCTGTAACCGCTCATCGAAGGTGATCGATTCCTGGATGGCGCGGATTGCCTTGTAGCGGCCGTCGAAGCTGACCAGCTGTACGTTGCCTTTCTTGCCTCCGAGCTTGGCTCCGTATTCCTCGGCGGACGTCTCGACGAATCCTTCTATTTCGGTGAAGGCGTCCCCCTTGAAGTCACGCAGCTCATCGCGCAACTGGTTGGCGCGATCGACCAGCGACAGCACCAGCTCGTCGCGCATCTGGTCGATGGGTTTGATCTGGCTCTCTGGGATCAGCCGGCCCTTGGCGTCGAGTCGATAGCCTTCGGGGATCTGTTGGACTGCGTTCATGGATTAGGCTCCTCGCATTTTGAAATTGGCGCTGGCGTTGCGGTGGCGCGGGTGTTTGCGGTGATGGCGCATCGGTTCGATGGCTGTGCCGTTGCGGTGCGGCAGTGCCTCGCACTCGTCGCGCCAGCCGGCGAGCAGCTCGGCGATGTCGACCAGGTCATCAGGA